TAAATTTGCAGGAATATACGGTAGCGTATACATTTTCGTTGATAAGCCCACAAGTAATGCAAGAACAAGAGCGGAAGAATTGGGTCAAGGTATTAGACCGTATCTATCAATGGTAAGTCCTGAAAATGTACTTGATTGGCGTGTAAGAAAAAATTATAATGGTAGTGTTGAATATGTATATCTAAAAGTATTACACGATAAAACAGAAAATGATTACATTTACAGAATATACACACCTGAAGAAACAACAATAGTACGAGCTGGTAAAAATAGTAAAGAAGATATGGAAATTTTAGAAGTTATTCCCAATGCTTTAGGATCTATACCAGTAGTTGTACTATACAATAACAGAACTTGGAAACACGGTATTGGAGTTAGTGATATTTGCGATATCAGTGGACTTCAGCGTAGCATATATGGTGACTATAGTGAAATCACACAATTGATTAAATTAAGCAACCATCCCACTCTTGTTCGTACAGCAAGTACAGAAATTTCAGCGGGTGCGGGTGCGGTGATTACGGTACCAGAAGATATTGCGATGCAACCTTACCTTTTAACGCCAAGCGGGCAAAATATTAGCACCCTGCTTGATACAATCAATCGCAAGGTTGAGGCTATTGAAAAGATGAGTCATTTAGAAAGCATAAGCGGACAACGTTCAGCACGTTCAGGTATTGCATTAATGGTGGAACAAAAAGCCTTAGCAAGTCTGTTAAGTGACAAAGCATCAGGAATCCAGTTAGCAGAAGAACAAATTTGGCGTTTATGGTGTCGTTGGGAAAATACGGCGTGGGACGGCCAAATCCTGTATCCTGATAGTTTTGATACAAGAGATAGACAACAGGATTTGATGAACCTTAAGTTAGCACAAGAAATTGGCGTTACTGACAGTAAATTAAAACAGTATATGGAAATGTCAATAGCAAGTGCGATTGTTGACGACGATAGTGCGTTGCAAGAAATCAATGAATCAATAATGAAAAATGAATTAGTACATCCAGTTACTACAGCAGAAAATAGAGAAGAGCACATTAAAACTATGATTATGGAAGGTTTGACAGATAAACAAATCTTAGAAATGCATAGTGAAATCACGCAGGCTGATATTGATTATGCTAAACAGGAGTTACTTGATTCTAATAACGAATAGGTGACCTGTGGGTGAAGTAAGAAATACAACTCCATATCATTGTCAAGGCGATTATGAATATTGGCAGGAGCGTAAGCGAACGTATGTACCAACTCCTAAAACAGTGCTGGCACTAAGACCCGTATATACATCAAGCGTAAAAAATGAAGACATACCTTGGTTATGGCAGGTTGATAAAAGAGAAACAAGTATTGATATAACAGATTGGGAAATGAATACAGTACCACAACAGTATTGCGGAGCAGGTATGAGGCGAGGCGATTATTGGGGTGGTGATTTTTTAGATTGGTGTAGTGCATATGGCTTAACAAGTTGGTATGCAGGACATAGTCACAAAACGGTAACAACAGTTGAAACAAATAGCGTGTTAAGAAAAATAACTCGTGCAAATCTAAAAAGATTAAAAACAGAATTCTATGAACAAAAGTTCTTAGATATTGATTGTACAAAATATACATTAATACAAGCAATTAAGCAAATTGATTGGAGCGTATACGATACAATCAGACTTGGTAGCGGTTCATATAGTGTAATATATGATCATATCAAGCATACTATAAAAGACGATTGTAAAATAATTGTTTATAAGCCAAGTTTAGACTTTATAGAAAAGTTAAAACAGGACGATAGAAGGTTTATAGAGAACCTTAAAAGCGTTGATTATTTTGCAAAAGACTAAATACAGTTAATAAAAAAGGAAGACAAATGACTGAACAAAATCAGGTTGAGGCTACTGAAGCCGCTGTTGATACAACAGAAAATCAGGATAACACGTCTAATATTAGTTTCACCCAGGACCAATTAGACCGTATAGTTGAAGATCGTTTAGCAAAGCAAAGACGTGCTTTAGAAAAACGATATGCAGGGGTTATTCCAGAGAAATATCACGAAATGATGGAAGCTCAGGAAGCAAAAAGACTGGAGGAAGCCAAGTCTAAAGCAGAATTTGAAAATATTCTAAAGGCTACCGTAGAGAAAAAAGACAGTATGATTAACCAATTACGCGGTGAATTACACAGTGTAAAAGTTGATGGTGCAGTGTTAAGCTCTGCAAGTAAGTTGGGTGCAATTAACCCTCAACAAGTAGCGGCTTTAGTAAAAAACCAAATTCGTTTAGGTGATGATGGTAATGTGGAAGTAATTGATAACAATGGACAACCACGTTATACTGAAAAAGGCGACCCAATGAAAATTGATGAATTAATAGAATCCTTTCTTAAAGATTCGCCACATTTTCGTACCGCAACTCCAGGCGGCACAAACAGTAAATCTAATGTAACACCAAATAAGGTGGATAAATTTGATTTAGCGAATCTGGATATGAGTAATCCAGATCATCGTAAATTGTATAAGCAAGCTCGTAATAACGGACTTGTTTAATTAAAAGCCAAAAGGAGAAAATATAATGGCACAAACAAACTATATCTCATCACTTAATAGTGATGAACTATTGGTTCCTATTAAGGCGTCAACTGTATTTCATGCACACGAAAATAGTTACTTCCTTGGTGGAAACATTATCCCTGTAGTATCAGCACCAACTGGTGTACTAAGAGTACCTTCATTGGAAGCCGTTACAGCACAGGAAATTTCAAGAGCAGGCGCTAACGTAGATGATCTATCTGTTTTAACACCTGTTGCAGACAAAAACGATATTGACGTAAATTTATACGCGGCTCGTACTGTATTAAGAGACTTAGGTTCAATTGATGCAAACGAAATTGGCCGTGTTTTAGGTATGGCAGTATCTAAAAAGTGGGACGAAACAGTAATGGCTGTTATCGCCGCTAACACAACTGAATAAGAAAACACTGAAAGTTCAAGAGACTTAACAGTTGACCAAATTATGAAAGCAGTTGGAACTATTCGTGCAAACGGCGAACAAGGTCCACTATTTGGTTTCGTTAACGCAAACGTATACAATGAATTAATGAAAGACATTGGTTCTAATGCATTTGCTGGTGGCGAATTCCAAAATACGGCTATGCGTAATGGCTACTTTGGAACTATTGCAGGCGTACAAATGTTCACAACTTCGTACTTAACAGACGCAGTTACTGGCTTAACTTCACACAACGTACAAGCGGCGATCTTTGGTGCTGATGCATACAGAATCGCGATGCAGAAAAACGTTGACGTTGAAATCGCACGTAGAGCTGAAGCAGTTGGTTTTGATGTAGTTGCATCATTACACGCTGGTGTTGGTAGTACTTCTGGTAGTACAAACACAAATATTGGTACAAAACGTTCTGTATTGATTATTGACGAAGATGCGTAATTAATACTATTGATTATTTTAGAGTGGCGTTTATCGCCACTCTATTAATAGTAATAGAAACAAGAGGAGACCTTAAATGGCTTTATTTACAGAAAACGATTTAAAAGAATATTTCCCAGATCTTCATAATTATGGAATTCAGGATTTTTCTGATATGATCGCAAAAACAGATGAAGACATCTACAGACTGTTGAGAGTTGAATGGTTCCCTCAATTACGCAGTCGTACAAATAACACTTGGACAAGTTTTGATACAACAAAGTTAAAAGATAGTCAACTCACTCGCAGTGCAGTTTATTATTGCTTACACAAATACGTTCTTCCAAAGTTAACACAATGGAGTACAGATGGTGATAGTTTTCAATTACAAATTGAATTCTATCGTAAGGCGTTTGATGACGAATTTGATATAGCAAAAAGAGAACTGTATTATGATTGGGATGATGACGGCGTGTATGAAGATCAAGAACAAGAGATACAACCAACAACAAGGTTAGTGAGATAATGTCAATAAGAAACGATATTACACAAAATATAGTGGATTTACTGACAGATTCTAACGATCCAAAACCAATCTATGTAACAAGAGAAACAATAGACCTTGAAAATTTATCCAGACAGCAGTTTCCTGCAATTTTGGTACGAAGCGGTGATGAAATCCGTGAAGAATCAACTATGCAACAACCTGCAGGTCTACGCAGAAGTATTTTTAACGTAATATGCGAATGTTATGTCACTGGATCAGAAATTGATTTACAACGTAATGATATTGTTGAGAGAGTGGAAGAAGTATTGGAAGCAGATAGAACAAGAGGCGGAGTGGCTGTTGATACGAGATTGAGTGAGGTAACAGTTAACCAAGAAATTGATCAGAGATATGGACAGGTTAACTTGAACTTTGAAGTTGAATATATCTATACAAGAGGAGCGGCATAATGCAACTTAAAAAGAAAAATAATATTGTTGATTTGACTGGACACGGACAAGCAACAATAGACAAGTATCTGAGACTTGGATGGGAAGTTGTTGAAAGCAATGACGCTCCAGTTGAAGAACAAACAAAACCAAAAAAACAAAAAAAAGCAGAAGCACAAGCAGTTGAGTCATATGACGAAATAGATGAAATTGTTGTTGCAGAGGCGAATAGCGAAGAAGGAGAAGTATAATGGCAGTAGTAAGAGGCGGCGCAGGTACACTATCAATTGATGGTGATACTATCGCTCAATTAACAAGTTACACTATTGATACAGTACAGGACACAGCAGAAGCGAGTCATATGGACAGTAACACTAAAGAATATGTTCATACAACTTCAAGTTGGTCTGGCAGTGGCGAATTTATTTTCGTTGGTGACGGAGACGGTGACTCACAAGCAGTGGCGGCATCAGCGTTGGATTTATGTAAAACAACGGCTGATGGTACAGTAGCGTTAGTATTATTACCAGAAGGTGCTGGAACAGGTAATTCCAAAATGGCTGGTAATATTATTGTAACTGGTTACAGCGTTACTGGTGGTGTTGATAATATCGTATCTGGAAGTTTTAGTTTCCAAGGTACAGGTGAATTAGCATATACACCATCAGCGTAATAGTATGCAATTAAGTATACAATTATTTGGTGCTAAATTGGCACCACAATTGAAAAAGGTGCGAGCCCAAGAGGCTCGTGCCTTAGCTCTTGACATTTATAAAGGTGTTAAAAGCAGAACACCCGTTGGTATGACTGGTAATGCAAAAGACGGGTGGAAGAAAAGACGTAAGTTAAATGATAGTTATGAAATAGTTAACAACGTCGCATATATTAACGTATTGGACTTGGGTTTATATCCAAATCCGCCAAAATCCAAAACAGCAACTAAAACTGTAAATGGATATAGTAAAAAGGCGAAACAAGATATGACAGGTCCAACTTTAAAGAATCTTAGTAAAAGATTTAAATACACAGGAACAAGGATAATAAGATGAGTGAATCAATAAAAGGCGTAAATCCCGTTATTGCAAGTGCAATGGAACACTTTGCAAGCCGTAGCGGTGAATTAAAATCAATTGCTGTACCTGAATGGAATACAACAATTTATTATAAAGAATTAAGTACATTTCAAGAACAAAGTGGAATTATGCAGTATCATCAACAAGGTAAAATTGTTGAGGCTTTGGTAGAAACTATCATAGTTAAAGCAAGAAAACAGGATGGTACTAAAATGTTTAACCCTGCAGACAAATTAATTTTAATGACACAGGCAGACCCTGATGTATTAGTTAAGATTGCAACGGCGTTAAATAGTAGTAATACAGATTACAACGTTGAGGAAACGGTAAAAAACTAAAAGACGACCCATCTATGTTGCTAATGTGCAGGTTGGGTCGTGAATTGGGAAAGACATTGGAAGAGTTGGGTCATATGTCAACAGCAGAGTTGAATATATGGCTGGCATTTTTTAAAATAGAACAAGAGGAGTTGCAAAGAAGACATGACTCAGCAAAACGTAAAACTCGTCCTTGATACAAGTCAATTTGACAAAGGGATACAAAAAGCCACACGTAGTTTAGGTGGTATTGAAAAATCCGCTGATAGAATGGCCAGTGGATTTGGTAATTTACAAAAAGCAGTTATTGGCTTTGCGGCGGCGTTTGGGGGAATTAAAATAGCAGGTGGTTTCTTACAAACAGCGAGACAACTTGAAAATTTAAAATTCCAATTAGCGGCTTTAACTGGTTCTACGCAAGAAGCCAGCAAGGCTATGAGCATCTTAAGTAAGTTTGCTGGTACAGTACCTTTTCAATTACAGGATATACAATTAGCGGCACCAAGTTTATTAGCCGTTGCTAAGAATACAGATGAATTAAATGAATTATTAGCAATTACAGGTGATATAGCCGCGGCATCAGGCTTAGATTTCCAAACAGTAGCGTTACAATTACAAAGAACTTTTAGTGCAGGTATTGGTGCGGCGGATCTATTTAGAGATAGAGCCGTTAAAAGTATGCTTGGCTTCCAAGAAGGTGTTGAATACAACGCAAAACAATCAAGAGATCACATTATTAACGGATTTAGAGAAGGCAGATTTAGTATTGCTGGACAAAGTAAAGAAATGGCTAAGACATTTGACGGTACTATGTCAATGATTAGTGATAAATTCTTTAATTTCCAAAAACAATTAATGGATAGTGGTCCTTTTGATGCGTTAAGAACAGCGGCTAAGATGTTAAATGATTATTTAGAAAAGAATTTTGGTTCAATTGAAAAAATGGCTGAGAAAATGGGTCAAGCAATAGTACAAGCAACCGCAAATGTATTAATTATGGGTGCTAAAATACTTGATTACATTAAGCCTGCTTTAGATTTCGTTGGAAAAAGTATTGCAAACTTAGTTAACTTTACAATGGCTTTACCGCCTGTTATAAGAGAACTTGGTATTATTGGATTTTTGGCTTTAGGTGGTAAAGGTAAGTTAATTGTATTAACTATTGCTGGAATATTTGATACTATCAGAGCGTTAATTGGTGACATCATTGGTGGCTTAGGTAAAATGTACGGCGGTATGGCGACCATAATGAACAAACTTAAATTACTTAACGATGAACAGTATGCGGCGGCACAAAAAGCGGCGAGTGATATGGAAGCCACTATGATACGTATGAATATAAGTTTTAAAGACTTAATTGAAATAGAAGAAGGGTTTGGCGAAACTGGTAAAGTTGTATTTGAAGGTTTAGGAATATCAATTGATGGCGCAACTGAAAATATGGGCGAGTTTGAAAAACAAGTTCGTAGTGTATTGGCGCAAATGAATAAATTACAAACACAAAACAAACAGTATGACGATGAAATTCTGAGAAGAATGAGACAGATGAAAAAGCAAGGTGGTGGAACTCCTGTAAGTGGTGGTAACACGGCTGAAATGGAAAAACTTGCAAAAGAAAATCAGAAAAAACTGGAACAAATTAAGCAATCGTTATTATCTGAGATTGAAGCAGAAAAAGCCGCTCATCAACAAAAACTGGATTTCTTAAAAGATTATTATAAAGGTAGAACACAGTTTGATACTGAATATAGACGTATTACAGAAGCCTTAGAAGCCAAACACCAAAAGAAAATGGCTGAATTAAGTCAAGCAACGGTTGATAGAACAGTACAAGCAATTATTACTGGTAAGCATAAAGAAGTTGACATGGAAAATATGTCACAAGAAGAAAGAATTAAAGTAGTTGCTGGTGCTGGTAAAGAAGTTTTAAGTGTATTAGCTCAACAAAATAAGAAAGCCTTCCAATTACAAAAAGCGTTAGCAGTAGCACAAGCGTTATTGGATGCTAAAAGTATTATTATGTCGTTTGCAAAAGCAGGTTCAGTATTTGGACCAGTTGGAGCGGCGTTGGGTGTTGCGGCTGGTATTGCGTTTACGGCTGGACAAATTGCGGCTATACAAGCACAGCAGTACACAGGAAGAAAATTTGGTGGTAGTGTTAAAAGCGGAACACCATATATGGTTGGAGAGGGTGGCTCACCTGAATTGTTTATCCCTAACCAATCAGGAACAATTATACCAAACAAAAATTTAGGTGGCGGTGGCCCTGTAAATGTCACATTTAATATACAAGCAAATGATACAAAAGGTTTTGATGAATTATTATCATCACGCAGAGGACTGATTACAGGTATGATTCGTAATGCAACTGAATCTGCAGGACAAAGGAGTGTATTTTAATGAGTTTAACTTTACCAACAACACCTAAATTTCAGACTTTAAATATTAAAAGTAACACAATGACATTTAACTCACGTAGTGTAAGTGGTCGTGTTCAACGTAAAACAAGTGACACGCAGTATTGGAGTTTCACAGCAAGTTATCCTATTGGAAAGCGTAGTGATTATGGTGCGTTAATGGCGTTTATCGTAAAATGTCGTGGTGGATTTAATAGTTTCACAGCACGATTACCTGCGTATAGTACAACACAAGGTAGTTTAGTACAAGCAACAAATACACTATTGGTAGATAACAGTGGTGGTTATGCAATTGGTACAACACAATTAGCAGTTGACGTAAGCCCTGGTGTTAATATAACAGGAGCCTTAAAAGCAGGTGACTTTATTACTTTTGCAAACCATAACAAAGTTTATATGGTAGTGGAAGATTTAGATATTGATGGTAGTGGCGATGGTACTTTAACTATTGAACCACCGTTAATAGCCAGCGTGGCTGATGATGAAACAATTACATATGGTGATGTACAATTTACCTGTAAATTAAATGGTGACGTTCAAGAATTTAGTGCAGGACTTGGCGATACAATAAAATATGAAATTGATATTGTTGAGGATATTTAATGGCCAGAGGATTAGTCACAGCAGTAAAGAACCTGATATCAGGTACTGAATTTGCATATTTCTATGCGGTTGAATTACACTTTACACAAGGTACTATTGGTACTAAAAGATTAACAAATGGACCTCGCGATATAGATTTAACAACAGCAACACTATCAAGTGGTACATATGAAGCAGATGGTACACTTTTAAGTATTAGTGATAATGCAGAAACAGGCGCAATAAGAAGCGACACATATAGTATTATCTTAAGTGGTACAAACAGTACCTATCTAAATCACTTTCTAAATAACAGTTATTTGAATACAAGAGTCGTAGTTTATCAACAGTTTACAACACGTTCAGCTCTTGTTGGTGATCCTGTTATGATATTTGACGGTGAAGTTACAAATTTTAAAATAGTTGATGATAAATCAAGTTCATATTTACAATTAACTTGTAGTAATATATTCTATGATTTTGAAAGAGTCAATTGTCGCAGAACAAATGACGCAAGTCAGCATCGTTACTTTCCTGGCGATAAAGGATTTCAACACGCAACTCAGGATATAAAAGAATTAGCGTGGGGTAAAAAGACATAATGATTAAATGGTTTAAAAAACAATTATTTAAATTAGCAAAAAACTTTTTGAATAAAAACGCACCACCTGGTGAGTTTATTGCATATATCAATGAAGATGAAGCAAAATTATTAAAAAGAAAAGGTGGTTCTGGTGAAGAATATAAAGACACTGGTATCAGATCATTTTTTAGTATTGGTGATTTTCTTGGTGATCTATGGGATGGCGTAACTGATTTCTTTGAAGGTGCAGTTGACTTTTTCGTTGGTATATTTGATTTCGTAGTTGATGCTGTTAGCGGACTATTTGGTGGTATGTTTGATATTCCTGATATGGGAAGTGTATCACAAACAAGTGCGGCGAATAGAAGTATCTTAATTAACCAAACAGGAACCTTAAATTTCATTCCTGTTGTATATGGACAGCGTAAAGTTGGTGGTACTATTGTATTTTTAGGAACACAAGGTGATAGAAATCAGGATTTATATATGGCTGTAGTATTATCAGAAGGTCCTATTAAAGAGATACAAAAAGTATTCGTTGATGGTGTTGAAATTACAGATGATAAGTTTAAAGGACTATACAGCAAACAAGAATTTTTAGGTACAGATGGACAAGGACATAGTTCATTATTAGCAGAAGCAGATGGTTGGGATAGCAGTCATAAATTAAGCGGTGTAGCATATTTGGCTCTTAAATTTACTATGCCTGAAGTTAAATCACAAGAAGATGCTGATAAAAATCCTTGGCAGGGTGTTCCTAAAGTACAAGCGTTGATTAAAGGTAAAACTGTAAAGAGTGCCGCTGATGCTGGTAGTGTAGCATATGAAAATGAAACAGGTGT